TTCAGTTGCAGCTTGTGGCATGTTATTCGCCATATCCCGGATACCATCGCGGAACACCGCAAATTCTTCCTCTGTCGCATCAACTGTTTTTCTGACGCCCGCAAAAGCTGACTCAAAATCCGATGCCGCCTTTACACTGGTGCCGCCAAGAGCTAGTAATGGGCCGGTTACAAGCAGGGACAAGTCCGCCCCGACTGATGTAATGGACTTGCCAAGGCTATCAACGTTGCTAGCAAACTTTTGAATTTCACTTTGTGATTCTTTTAAGCTGCCACTCAAGCCTGATAAATTGCCCAATATGCCAACCGTTAAATTACCAAGCAGACTCATGCCCCGCCCCCTTCCGGCCGTTTGATGCGATCTCCATAGGCCGCATGGAACGCGCTGCGGTCCGGCTTGTCATCGCCTGTCGCTTTCGGCTTCTTTGGTTTTTCCTTAGCACCAAAAAGACCAACCGCAATGCGGCTGGTCAGTATGTTGGCCTTATTCTCTTCGTGTTCAATGCCGTATTCGTAGTACATGATTATTTGCTGGAATGTCATGCGGTAAAGCATATATTCCGGCGTCGCCCAGGCGTACATGCTGGCGACTTGCGCGAAGATGCGCCCCAACTCTACGGGTTGGGGCTTTCCTCGTTTTTTCCCGCTTTAGCTGCCGCCTTTTCAGCCTTTTCCCGGATCGGCTTCATGACAAAATCAAGGAGCGCTTGAAGTTGCTCGAAACTTGTATTGTCAATCAACCATTGGGAGGTTACTTCCGGAAAGGACGGCTTACAAATTTTGCTTACCATGTCCAGCACAAGAGTAAACGTTTCTTCGCCGCCCGACTTTAGCTTTGTTTTGTTTTTTTCGATTTCCAAAACTACGGCGGACGGGATGATAGATACATCAATTTCTTTGCCGGACAACTTAACAATACGTGTGTCAGGTACGAGCGCATCAAGGTCGAGGATTTCAGCCATTTATAGCACTCCCTGTTCATCGTAGATTTCAAACAATTGCTCGCCGATTGCCCGGTTAACATCCGGGCTGCCGGTCATGCGGATAGGTGTCATAGCCGGGTCTTCGGCGTCCGCTTCCGGGAATGTGATATTCAGCCCACTTTCTGGCGAAGAGTTAAACACAGTAATCTGGAAGCGCCTACCCGCATCGTCATAGTTTGTGATACGCGCAATTCGTGGTTGGAATGTGCCCAAGCCGCCGGTTAGTAGTCGCTGCGCGGATAACGGTGTATAGGAGTAGTCAACAAGCACAGACTGCCCGTCCGTAATGGCTCCGCCTGGTACCCGAGAAATTACTGTAAACCCGGCAGAATCGACAGCAATAACGTAATCGTCCCCAGCGTCATAGGTGACTGTGCCAGCCGCATTAGTGACCACAACCGAGGTGACTACAGTTCCGTTACCGTTTTTGTGCGCCAGACGTTTTTGCGATCCGCCCGACAGCGTAACTGGCTCGTTTGTTACTGTTTGCGGCGTGCCAGCAATGCTGCTAAACGTATCAATGCCGCCACGGATAACGCTGAGTGCTTGCAGGTTGATTTCCATTAGTTGGCCTTCAATGCTTGCGAGATGATTGCTCATGCCGACTTTAATCACGCCAGCATTGTCCGATGTAACTCGTGTTTCATCCCATGATTCTTCAAAAACAATCCCTCGCATAGCGCCCAGGTCAATCAAATTGCTTTCACTTTCCCCGACTTCAAATTTCGCAGATCCAAAACGGATGCTTCCACCGTTCTGGACCGTCGTCATATTTCTAGCCATGGCTAATCCTCCCTATAAATCAGTTTAAAATCAGTTGCTATATGATGAAGTTTGGTATCAGGCTCGTACAACTCGCGGGAGCCTTCCCAAACGCCCTGAATTACCCTTGTATTGCCCATTGAACCCTTATACCGCTGAATGATGTTACGAAGCTCTGTGGCTATGTTTTTGGCCTCCAGATAACGTTTTGAAAACACGGAAAATTGAAAACGCGGGTATGCAATTGGCAGGTCATGCCATGCCACGCTTGAAACCTCGTAATAGCAGACATAAGGCGGCGGAGTGCCTTCCGGCGCAACACTAGGAAATAATTTATCGCCAATCAAAACAGTCAATGGCGTTTGCTCTAAAAGAAACGCCCGCAAATCATTGGAAAACACTCCGTCACCCCCTGTTTTTGTTGATGATCTTTGCCAATCCATCTTGCAACAGCCTTCGGATACGCGGGCGACATTTATCGAGCGCCGGGCGCATAAAAGGCCTTGGCGGTTGACGAGATGTGCCTAGTTCGTAAAAAGTAACATAAAACGCGCTAGTCTTCGTGGATTCCCCTTCTTTGGCTCCGACAACTACGTTTGCATAGTAGTTTCCGCGTTTGTTTGTGCCAATTTCAATGCGAATTGAGAACCGCGTGCGACCAGTTGGTCCAATAGGCGCCCGCGCATCTGCTTCACGAAAAACAAGCTCTGCGGCCTCAGATATGAGGTCATGCAGAGCTTTTTGCATTTCCTTGTCAACTTCTTGCATGGCCTTAATGACTTGTTCAGCACCTTCCACTTTCAAACGCATCCTCGACCATTTCTTCGCCTTGCCTGTTGATTTCGCCATTACTGCCGCTCCCTGCTCATGAGTTGCAGTTCTTTGTTTTCAAAATTGGGATTAATCGTATAGAGTATTTCAAATTCAACGCCTTGGCATAAAAAGAACATTGTCCTGTCTATTCCCGGCCGATATCGTATGCGTATACGGGTTGTTACCTCTGAGTTAACTGCCTGCGCGCTGAAAAACTCCCTGCCTCGCAATGGTTCGACCGCCGACCATACCGTGGCGACTGGTATTAACCCCTCAATTTTCTGGCCGGCTTCGTCCAAATCATCTGGTCCTGGGGGGCGAAGAATTGTGCCTCGCTTGTCGAGTCGATTTATAAGCGTCGGATTAGTCACCGTCCCCATCACCACTCACATCAGGCTTGGCGCTTCCCCGACCCCGCTTTGTTTGCTTCGTTTCTGATGATTGTCCAAGGAATCCGCGCCGTTGTAGGTCAACACCGCGCTGTTCGTCTACCTCATAATCATCACCAACTTTGTACGTGATGCCACTTTTTTTATCCCGAAAAATCCTCAACACGGGATATTTCACAAGAATCACCCCGTTTTCAATTGTAAAATCAAGCTCTCCAATGAAAAATTAAACCCTTCAATCTTCTCTGCCGGATCTCTGTGCTCGTAATTAATCGCACAAAAAAGAAACACGGCCAGTTTGTACCTGGCCGTGCCCATCTTAGTATCCGGAACGCCGGCTTCACTTAAATACTCCTTTGCTGCATCGACTAGGAGAGATAGAGTTAAATCATCATCTCCGCTATCAATGCGCAGGTATTCTCTTAATTCATTAAGAGATGAATTGAGCATAATAGATACCCCCTGGCTTAAATCTCAGGAGTCCACTCGAGAATAGCAATATAAACCGTCCCGGCAATGGTTTTAAGCTCAAAAAGATATTCTCCCGCATCGTTTTCTTCGCTAAACCAGAGTGTTTCGTCTTGATTTGGCGCCAAGTCAACGCCGTTCTTCTTGATATAATCAATGTTATCTGAAGCGAGGGAAATCCGTGCTCCTTCTCCATCCAACAGTTCGAACTCGACGTGATTAACGCCCTCATGCTCTCCCTCCGCCCCTGTTGGATTCCAAGTTGCTGGGGAAGGAGTTATGACTTTTTTGCAATTCGGAATGCAGACTTCAACTTGATTTTGTGATCGAGCCATGCTGTCAACACAAAATCCCACACACCAGTACGAACGTTTTTGTCACGGTCATACAGCACTTGCGGGTCATAGTTAAAGTGCGAGAAGCGGAAATCACCGACAATCGGGAATACTGCAGCATCGCAGAACTCAACAGGCTTGCCCAAAACTTGTTCCGGCTGTGCGTTGTACAGTGTCGCACTGCCATTGGCCAACGTCTCAACAATTTCCAGGTAGTCAGAATAGCGCATAACGATTTTCGCATTCTCGCGGTAATCTTCGTGAAGAGCCGCAAGAGCGCCTTTAATTGCTTTGTAGAAATCAGTGCCGGCAACGGTTACCGCTGTGATACCGTTTTGAGTGGAATAGAAGGACATGTGCTCTTCACCCGCTTTTGGTGTAGCAGCAAATGCGACTTTCTTTTCCTTTGCTGCCAAGCCACTTTCAAGGGCTTGATCAACCGTTTGAACGAGATTTGCATCAGTCGCAGCGAGAATTGTTTCGGAAACAGGCACGAATACCTTGAATTTGTGTCGTCCAAAGGTAACAACGTCGCCTTCCGCCTCCAACTCTTTGGCTGTTTCAGTGTCAGCAATGAAGTCATCATCATCCAGCGTGAAAGTGACTTTCGGGATTTCAAGGTTTGTCACGCTTGTTACAGTTGAGATATTCCGCAATGGATTTTTTACGAATGGCTCATGCAGCAATTCTGTCGTCATTGTCGATGGAAGAATCTTCTCGCCACCAGTGGTGTTATTGTCACCAAGAGCCGCTTTGATCTCTTGTGGAACAGCCTTGCCAGCAATCACCGCACGAACCAAGCCGGCTTTGGCGGCAACTTTTCTTGCCTTTGGATCAGAAAGATCAACCCCAGGGACAGGCGTTTTGGCTGCAAGCGACGCCGCTTGAGCAGCTGCCATTTCATCGTGCTCCCTCTGCAGGATATCAAACCGAGCTTTCAGATTAGCCTCTTTGGTTTCAAGTGCCTTAATGTCGTCGATGCTCGCGTCAGGCTTGGAAGCCTCTACAATTTTTTCTTGCTTGGCCGCAGCATTAGCATTTCCAATTGTAACCAGATCAT